GCAGAGCAACAATTAGATTCTATTAGAAAAAATGCTGGGCTTCCTCCAGCACAAGCAGATGAAGAAGTACCTGCCGACAACACGATAGCCTTTAACAAGGCCGCTGGACAACAAGATGTAACTGCTCCAGAACCAAACATTAAAGGACTGCCCATTAAGAATATGGGCGAGTAAATTACTCAGCGGACTATTAAAAGAAAGCTAGTCCGCTTTCTTTAGTAGTTTCTAAGTTCTGTTTGATTAGTTTTTGGATAATATCAATATCCTTAATATCAACCGAACAGAGAGTTTCTGCAGAAACTCCACCTCTCATAAACCAACTGCATCTGTAGATCTCTTCTTTTAAGGCTTCTACCTCTTGATCCATTTCATTGACTAGCTTTAAGATTTCCTCATAGCTAAGTGATAGAAGCCTTATCCGAAAAAATTTGCGGCATCAAAACTAAATGGAACTTGAATAAATTCGGGAGCACCTTTTGCAAGCATTTCTTCTGTGCTAGCGATTCTCAATGGTTTGAGCTGATTTTTTTCATTTAACTCTGCAATTCGTTTTTTGATTTTATCAAACACTTCTCTGTCGCATTGTTTCATAAATTCTTCTAGGAATTCAGGATCAGTAACAGTTCCGCTAGCACTTTCAATTCGATGAACTGCTTTAACAATGATATCCATTGCTCTTGAAGTCATTTTTTCAAATGACGTCTTGAACTGTGCTAATTTAGTATCTTCGTCAAGTGTATCATCCCTAATAACACTCATTAATCGTTGGGTTTCAAACTCACTAATTTGAGTGTAGGTCTGTGTTTTATAATCAATAGGTTTTAAAAATACTACAAGGTCGGGCCGTATTTCTAACCGTTCTTCCCAAGTAGTATTTGATTGTAGTTGTTCTAGTATTTCCTGGAGGCTGATTTCGTAATCCATAGAATCGTCCATCGTTTCGTGATTGATAGTTAACGTCATAGTATTACCATACGTAGCTAATCTAATTGCTACAAGGATTACATCTAGATCTATAGCAGGCACCGTCCACGCATCCTTAATGTTAGGCATACAACTTTGAATAACATCGGCTAACCCCTGACCGTTCATTAGTGCATCGGGAGTTTTTAATATTATCTCGTCCTTGGCAGTCATTGAATATACAGGATATTCTCCATTAACTGTGGGATCAAGACTGCCCTCTGGGTAATATCTTCCCCTGCTAGGAAGCGTTATATAGACTTTGGGCTGACGCATGATGCTCATCAGCGGATTGATTTTTGGTGTATTTTCTGCCATTTTTAAACTCCGATAAATAGATAGGTAATCTAGTATGATATTTATCTACCAATATAATCAGGGAATTTTAATCAATGGCTCAAACAGTTAAAGGTACAATCGGCAATGAAAATGTTGAGTTAATCAACGCGGCTACCGAATCTACTCTAGCCGCGATGCTAGCCATTGCTAAACAAGACTCGGCTATACTTAAAGCTATGGCTAAAAAAGCCGATGTTAACACTGATGCATTTGAAAAAGCATCAAAGTCTATAGAGGATGCGGCAAAAGACAATGGAATTGCTGGAGACGCTTTAGGCGGAATGGCAAAAAAAGCAAGTTCACTTGGCGGATTCCTATGGGATATGGGCGGTGCCGCTGTTCAGACTATGGGTAACCTAGTTAACTTTGGTGAAGAGTTGGCGGATGGTGAAGCCCGTGCTAGCGGACTGTTTAAAGCATTATCAGATTTACCATTAGGGCTTGGAATGCTTGCTTCGGTATTTGAAAAAGTAATGAAGTATCAAGAAAAGAATCTAGATATCTATCAACAAATTAGCGGAACAGGCGTAGGACTTAACGGGAGTCTATCAGGGTTAAGAACCCAAGCTTCAAGTTTGTATCTAACGCTTGATGAGCTTGCAACTATGTATAAAAAGAACGGAGATGTGCTGTTACAGTTAGGTGGTAGTGCAACATCCGGATCAAAAGCATTATTGGGAATTAATCAAAATTTACAAAAGAATTTTGGACCGGAACTATCAAAGTTAGGTTATTCATTTACAGAAATTAACGACATGCTAGGTAACTATCTGCGTGTTAGTAATGACGGAATGAGAGCAGGTAAAAATTCAGCAGATGAACAAGCACGCCTAGCCAAAGCCGCGGCCAACTATGGTAAAGAATTAGATTTTATGAGCAGGCTTACAGGAGAAAGTAGAGAAGCACTTGAACAGAAAATGCAAGCAGAAGCCGGAGAAGCTAGTTGGCAAGCTCACTTAGCAACTCTTGATGAGGCGGGTCGAGAAAAAGCCAACATGGCACTAATGAGAGCAAATGCTATAGGTGGTAAAGGTGCTATGGATTCTCTTAAAGCCAGCATTATGGGATTTGCCGCACCGTTTAGTGAAGAAGGCAAAACTTTCTTTAGTATGATGGGAAAAGGACAACAAGCAATTGAAGGACTATCTAAGTCTGTAACAGATGGAACTAGTGTAACTGTAGCAAGAGCTACGATGGACAAACTCACAGCCGCAGGAATCGCAGGAGTTGTTAAAGACATGAAAGGCTATGGTAATATTGTTGCGGCCGCAGGACAAGGCGGTACAGAAGCCGCAAAAGGGCTAATGGAAATACAAAAAATTGTAAACAAGTATACTGCCAACGGAAAAGTTAATCAAGAACAAATTGAAAAAGAAATTAAACAAGTTATAGAAAAAACAGAAGCAGATAAAAAAGCATCAGACACGGCAGTAGAGACTCAACGTAAAATGAAAGAGCTAGGTAACAGAATCGCTGAAGCATTGCTTCCAATTATGGATTTGCTGGCAAAACACGCTAATACACTTGTTACTAAATTTACAAATTTTATAAAAGATGTTGATTTTGAAAAATTAGGTAAAGACGTAGCAAAACTAATGGAATCGATAGGAGAGTTTCTTGAAGATTTAACAACAGAAGAAGGTCGCGCTCGAATTGGGGACAAAATAGAAATGTTATTCAAATACTTAATGACATACTTAAAAGAAAATTTGTTACCTGAGTGGATGTATGGAAAAGCAGAAGCAGAAAAACGTCGGGCACTTCTTAAAGAAGAGGAAAAGCTAGCCGAAGACAGTCGTGCTCTTCAAAAGAAAAAAGCTGATATAGAAAAAGAAGCATACGCAATGGCAGTATATGGCAATCGTGAAGAATTTCTTACCAAATCTCGAAAACAACAAGAGAATTTAAAAGTATTAGAAGACATAGAAAAAACACGCACACTCACTACTGAGGAACTTGCTATACGAAAAGATAATCAAGAAGCATTAGCTTCTAATTCAAAAAACCTGGAGTTGATAAGAAATATTACCGAAGACGATTATCAATATTTCATGAGTCAAAGTGCTAATAGAAAAGCAGAGTTAGACAAGAGTACTAGAAAACTTGCCGACGATGTTAGTGTTAATAAAAATAAACAAGGCAATTGGCAAACAGGAGATACAGATCCAAACTGGAGACAAAATCAAGTCAAAGCCGCAGGACTGAGTCAACAAAGACACGGTGGCTCATTAGGCGCAACCGGTAAATTAATTGAAAATTTTAGAGATACACCGTTAATTGTAGATGGCCCAGAAGGAGTGCTCACTGAGCCACAGATGATTAATCTAGTAAAAGGCGCAATGAATACAGGCAATGCACAAGCCCAGAATAACATGGCAAATGCGTTTACAGCATTAAATAAGCAACAGGCTATGACAAATCAACTATTATTACAATCCATAGAGATGCAACGTAAGATTGCAGAAAATCAGCCTGGATGGTCTAATAGATTCGCAAGGGTCGCATAAAATGAGTTGGAAAAAATATTTCACACCAGTTAGTACTACAGGACAAATGAGCCCTATTAGCGGAAGCAATGGCGCCAATCCTTCACGTACAAATTATTCTTCATATCTACCAGATGTATATTCAGGGCATCCAAATCGTTTAGAGCGATACAGTCAGTATGACACTATGGATAGCGATAGTGAAGTTAATGCGGCCTTAGATATCTTAGCAGAATTTTGCAGTCAGACTAATGATGAAAACGGCACACCTTTTGAATTAAATTTTAAAGATCAAGCGACTCCGACAGAAATTAAGATCCTTAAAAAGTATCTACAACAGTGGACTAAATTAAACATATTTCATAAACGTATTTTTAAAGTTGTACGTAACGTATTCAAATACGGCGATAGCTTTTTTATTCGCGATCCAGAAACACAAGCATGGGTATATATAGATCCTGCTAAAGTTGACCGTATTGTTGTTAATGAAAGCGAAGGCAAAAAACCTGAGCAGTATGTTATCCGTGATCTAAACATTAACTTACAATCGTTAACAGCAACTACAATTAACCCAACTAATCAAAACTCAATGGGCGGTACTGGCTCTTACACTCAAAGCGGTGGCGGGGCAGGTGGTTCACGGGGAATGACCGGTAGCTATGGCGGAGGCGGAGGCAGTGGTAACCGCTTTATGGTAAATCAAAATCAATTTGCTGTTGACGCTAAACACGTTATTCACATTAGTTTATCAGAAGGGCTGGATAATAACTTTCCGTTTGGTAACAGCTTATTAGAAAGTATTTTTAAAGTCTACAAGCAGAAAGAATTGCTCGAAGATGCTATCATTATCTATCGCATACAACGTGCTCCAGAACGTAGAGTATTCTATATCGATGTCGGAAACATGCCAACTCACTTGGCTATGGGATTTGTAGAGCGAGTTAAAAACGAAATAAATCAAAGACGCTTGCCTAGTTTAACTGGAGGCGGAACTAACTTAATTGACAGTAGCTATAACCCGTTAAGCATTAACGAAGATTATTTCTTTCCGCAAACTGCCGAAGGTCGAGGCTCTAGAGTAGACGTATTACCAGGTGGAACAAATCTAGGAGAAATTGATGATCTTAGATATTTTACTAATAAGCTGTTTCGTGCTTTACGCATACCTTCAAGTTATCTACCTACCGGGTCTGACGATGGAGGATCTAATTTCAATGATGGTCGAGTTGGAACAGCCTATATACAAGAACTTAGATTTAACAAATACTGCGAACGACTACAAAGTTTAATGAATACTAGTTTTGATGTTGAATTTAAAACATATCTAGCAAATAAAGGCATTAACATTGATCCAAATTTATTTGATGTTGAATTTAATCCTCCACAAAACTTTGCGGCCTACCGTCAAGCAGAAATGGACGGAGTTCGTATTAATACATTTGGTAATATTGTACAAGTTCCATTTATTAGTAAACGCTTTGCACTAAAACGTTTCCTAGGACTAAGTCAAGAAGAGATTGCAGAAAATCAGGAAATGTGGGCAGAAGAAAATCTAGATGTTATCGAACCTATACCTGCAGGAGCGGAGTTGCGTGGCGCTGGAATTACTCCAGGCGGCATGAGTGCAGATATGGACAGCTTAGGAGCTTCGGATCCCGGAACTGAAGAAATGCAAGCAGGCGGCGCCGAAGAAGGAACAGCTGGTATGGCACCAACTGCCGGAGCCGCCCCTACTGCCCCTGGCACACCACAATAACTGGTAAATACAATACTATGTTATTGAACGAATTTATTTATTTTACCAAAGATCAGCAAGAACAGCAGATCAACGATCGTTATGATCCATTACACGATACTAGTGTATTAAAGGCATCTGACCTACGTAAGACTAGATTAACATTACGTATGCTAAACGATCTACGCAAAGCAGGCGATGCACGTGATCGCGAACAGCAAGAAAACTTAATTGTGGTAAAACAAATGTACAAAACACCCACAGAACAGCCAGTAGCATAAAGTCATACTTTAATTTCAAAATATAACAAGTAAATATTTTAGACAATTTAAATCAATTCTAGGCTAAGAAGCCTACGTCACATACCAAAATCTGCGGTTTTTGGCCTATTTCGCATAATTAAATCGAAGTGGTTGTAAATAAACATACATGTTTATTCCACCCTTGCCTTATAGGAGATCCACGCAATGAATAAATTCGAACAATTACTAGACTTTATCGTAAACGAAGAAAAGGACAAAGCTGAAGAGCTTTTCCATGCGATCGTTGTAGAAAAAAGCCGAGATATCTACGAACAGCTAATCGCTGAAGAAACAAAAGAAGACGAATCAGTAGAAGAAGAAACTGATGACGAAACAGTAGCCGAAGAGGAATCTGTTGAAGAAGCATTTGGTATGGATGGCGAAGAAGAGCCAGCTTTCCCAGGTGGTGATTCTGCTGATGGCCTACCAGGCGATACAGAAGCACCTACAGCCCACGACGAGTTCGGTGGCGATGAAGAAGGTGGAGACGAAACAGCTCCAGCTACAAAAGGTGATGTGCAAGATTTAGAAGACGCTTTAGAAGACCTAAAAGCTGAATTCGAACGCTTAATGAGCGGTGAAGGCAGTGATGAGGAAAGCGAAGAAGAGCCAGAAGACGGTGAAGAAGCACCAGAATTTGGTGACGAAGAAGAAGATGAGCCAGAAGATGAAAGCGCAATGCCTTTCGAAGGACGTCAATTAACTCGCGAATATCGTGAAACAATTGGCAAGCCATATGGTTCAGGAAACGGTATTTCTAACAAGAATGAAGCTGGCGACGGTAAAGCAGGTCCAGTAAATCAAAATCCAAAAGATCGCCCATCAAGCGGCGCAACAGCTAAAAACATCGCTCAAGGTGGCAATGGTACTGAAGGTATCAAGGGCGGAGAAGGTTTAGTTGGCGGCGTTAAAGGCGAGTTCACTAAAGGTGTTGAAAAGAACATCTCTAGCAGTTCTATGTCTAGCATGAAGAGCGGTTCAGAAACTACTAAGAACCCAGCCGGTCATGGCGCTGAAAAGAAAGGTAGCGGCGAGTCTGCTAGCAATACTAGATCAATCGTTGATCGCAAGATTGGTTAATTAGGAAATTACACTAGATGCAATTTTTAAGAGAACACCTAAGTTTTGATCAAGCTCAAGCGATAATCGAGAGCGATGACAAAGAGGGCAAAAACCTTTACTTAAAGGGTATTGCAATCCAGGGTGGAATACGCAATCAAAACCAACGGGTTTATCCTGTAAGGGAAATTGAGTCTGCGGTTAAAACCCTCAATGATCAAATTCAAAACGGTTATAGTGTTCTCGGAGAAGTTGACCATCCAGATGATTTAAAAGTAAATTTAGACCGTGTATCCCATATGATTACTCAAATGTGGATGGACGGTCCAAACGGATATGGCAAGATGAAAGTTTTGCCTACTCCAATGGGACAACTGGTTCGCACTATGCTCGAAAGTGGTGTAAAACTTGGCGTGAGCAGTCGTGGTAGCGGAAACGTGAATGACGGCTCAGGTGAAGTATCCGAGTTCGAAATTATAACAGTGGACATCGTGGCCCAACCTAGTGCGCCTGGCGCTTACCCTACACCTGTTTATGAGCATATCATGAACAGTCGTGGTGGGGCACGTGCTATGCGGATTAGTAAAGAAGTGCAAGACGATCCTAAGGCACAGAAGTATCTCCGCGAGGTTATGCTTCAGATTATTAGTGGCCTTAAAGCCTAAGGAGAAATAAATGGACGCATTCAAGCAATTGGTTGAAAGTGGTGTGATTAGCGAAGCCGTAAAAGGTGAGTTAGAATCTGCATTTAATCAAAAGATTCAAGAGAATCGCGACCAAGTAACCGCTGAACTACGTGAAGAGTTTGCAAATCGATATGAACACGATAAAGGTGTCATGGTAGAAGCACTCGACAAACTAGTAGGCGACCGCTTAGCCGCAGAACTAGGTGAGTTTGTGACTGATCGCAAAGCATTGGCAGAAACCAAAGCTGAGTACAAGCGCAAGATAGCATCTGATTCCAAAACAATGGAATCGTTTGTTATGTCTCAACTAGCAAAAGAACTTGTAGAATTCCAAAACGATCGCAAGACCGTTTCTGAGAATTTTTCTAAGTTGGAACAATTCGTTGTAAACGCATTGGCCAAAGAGATAGGCGAATTTGCTGAGGACAAGAAGGAAGTAATCGAAACTAAAGTTCGATTAGTTCGTGAAGCTAAAGTAAAATTTGCTGAAGTTAAAAAAGAATTCATTAAACGAAGTGCCGGACTTGTTCAAGAGACAGTTACACGTCAACTAAAAACTGAGTTACATCAGTTGAAAGAAGACATCGAATCTGCTCGCACAAGCAATTTTGGTCGTCGTATTTTTGAAGCATTTGCACAGGAGTTTCAACATTCTTACCTTAACGAAAAATCTGAAACAGCTCGTCTGTTAAAGATTGTAGATAAGAAAGAACAAGAAATCGCCGAAGCACAGCAAGCTCTTAACAAGAGTAAAGCTATTGTCGAATCTAAAGAACGTGAAATTCGCGTTAAACATGATATGGCAGAGCGATCAAATGTTATGAGCGAACTATTAGCACCTCTAAGTGCTGAGAAAAGAGCCGTCATGAGTGAATTGTTAGAGTCTGTGCAAACAGCCAAACTAGCAACAGCATATGACAAATACCTACCAGCAGTAATGGAAGGTGGCGTTCGCAAGTCTAAGCAAGTAATTGCTGAATCAGTTTCACAAACTGAAGTAACTGGCGACCGTGAGGTAAAAAATCAGCCTGAGGCAGGCTTTGACAACATTGTAGACATCCGCAAGTTAGCGGGTCTAGCAAAGTAATTATTAGGAGATAAATGATGTCACAACTTCTGAACGAAAGATGGTCAGAAACCAAAGATACCCTATTAGAAGGGTTACAAGGTACCCGTCGTAGCTCCATGCAAACATGCTTGGAAAATACACGTAAGTACCTATTAGAAAGTGCTACAGCAGGTGCTACATCTGCAGGTAACATTGCAACACTTAACCGCGTGATTCTTCCAGTAATCCGTCGTGTTATGCCTACGGTTATTGCTAACGAAATTGTTGGTGTACAACCTATGACAGGTCCAGTAGGACAAATTCACACTCTACGTGTTCGTTATGCTGATTCTAGCAACGAAGTTGTAGCGGGTGAAGAGGCACTGAGCCCATTCAAGATTGCCCAGGCTTATTCTGGTAACAATGACGCAACATATCCACGTGCTGACACAACAGCTAAGTTGGAAGGTCAACCAGGTCGCCGTATGAGCATTCAAATCTTGAAGGCACCAGTCGAAGCCAAGTCACGCAAGCTATCAGCTCGTTGGACTTTCGAAGCCGCTCAAGATGCACAAGC